GTTGATCACACTGATAGTCCTGGTATTGCATGGTTCCTTGCTTGAAGTAAAAGAAGAATCCTGTGTTTGGACTTGCAAAGCCATTGCCATCGTTTTGATAGATTATGTTCCAGCTGTTTAATGGGTTGGGATTAACCTCATAAAAACTTCCGGCATTCAATAGATTGTATGACGTACCATTGTTGAAACCGGCGTTAACAAGCTCAAAGTTTAGGCTGTTGCCGCTCACGTTTGCCGTGAATGGAATAACGCTTGTCGGTATGCTGGTGTTGTTCATCTCATATAATTGTGTGTTTATTCCGTTTACAGTGCCAGACTGGGCTGGGTTACCAAATGTATTTGTGCTATTGAGTGTAGCATTTAACACAATTATGAATTGTTCATACCAATTTGGATTGTTTAAATCATTCCAGTTGATTTGTACGTTTTGTAAGCTGTTACCATCAGGATCTACCACGGGCTGATCGGTTATTATGCTGGTAATTTGCAGTAGCCCACTGGCCGGGATGCTACGCTGTGGCTGATAGCTAAGCATACGTGCCAAGCGGAAGATGCTGTCACGACGGGTGGCAGTTTCGATAAAGTTTTCTCTTGTGTTAAGGTCCATCCTGAACGCAATGCTTTGGCCAAGATATGCCAGTAGATCTATAAGCGCAACAAACTCTGAACTTTCAATCCAATCGTTGAAATCTTCCGGATAGTTAAGCCGGATATAGTTAATCATTGCAGTACGAATCGTGGGGAAATCGTACGCATTGAAGTTTACCTGTGTAAAGGCTGTGTATATTACCTGCCAATCTTGCGCGGCAAATAATTGGCTCTGTCTGACTTGTTGCGTGGTGGCCATACGTTATTCCCTGTTTAACCCAATGCGGCGCTTCTGTTATCAAAATCTATCTGAAATGTACCAATTGCATTCCATGGAACATAGTAAAGTTGCATTTGAATGCGCACACCAAATTGCTGCTGTTGTACATTGATAGACTGCAACTGAACCCTAGGATCATTGTTTATTACCTGTTGGGCTTCGTAGACGATCAAATCCCTAACCTGATCAATGGGCTCAAACAGGTAATCCCAACCACCAAATCCATAGCCAGGCATCATCAATCTTTCGTTCTTCTTGGTGTAAAAAACATTAAGAAGATCCTGGTTTACAAGATTGATATCGGCCAGCTGCACGCTGCCAAACGTATTGACCGTGGTATATCCAACAAATAATTTTTTGCTAGTTAAGGTTGCCATGTAGGTATTTATGCGAGCTAAACCTGGTATTTTACGTCAATTGGCATTGCATTCAAATTGATAAGCATTATACTACATTGCAGTTCGCAAAGAAAAGACAAAAAGGATTAACTATGACCAGCTCACCAACGGTACAAGATGTGGTATATCAATACTTAAATGATACGCTAGAAAATGTGATACCTGAACCGCATCTTTTATGGGTCGACGATTTGGGCTTTGATAGTCTCGATACAATTGAAATGACTATCTATATCGAAGAACAGCTGGACATTAGGATTGACGATGACAGCATGGTATTAAAGGCCAATACCGTTGGCGAGTTGATAACAGCCATTAAGAACGCCTACAACCTTGATTAATGAATCAGAGATAATAGAAGAATTAGCCAAAACCATTTATGGCGATTCTTATACCCAGTATGGGACTTGCAGTGCCGAGCATTGGAAAAAAACCAGCGAAACACAGCGAGAAATGTACAGGAGCCAGGCGCGTGCAGCTCTTGACTTGTTGAAATCTCGCAATCTTCTTAGGGTATTTTAAATTGGTTGACGTTTGCTGTTGATGTGTTAGTATCACGTATACATGAAACAGGAGCAGCAAATGGAAAACTGGCACGTAGATCCTTTTGCAACCACGACGGCCGAAGCACTGATTTGCAGCTTAGCAGGTGTTTGCAATGGTGCAAGCACCTGGGATGGCAGCGGGTTTAGCAAGCTCGATGCCAGCTTTGGGCATAGTTTGGCCGACAAAGCCGCAAACTCCAGACCTTGGACCACAAAGCAAGCGCTGGCCGCATTGAAACTGGTGAGAAAATATCGTAAGCAGCTAGGCGGTGACGATTTCATCAATAAGTGGCTTGAAACTCCGGTTTTCAAGATGACCCCTGCGGATCAGGCTTTTACCAAAGCTACCGACCATCCAAACTCCCGCAAACTTTATAGCCAAGATCAGAATGCGATCTTTACCTTTGTATATGATGCAGATCTTGTATCGGCTATCAAAACCACGCTAAAAGGAGAACATAAATCCAAACGGTTCTGGGCCAGCTGGGATCCAATTGCCAAGTCGTGGTCCGTACCTGTAAACGAAACCAGCATTTGGAATATCATGGAGTTGGCGGAACGCTTTGATTTCGAAATTGAGCCACGATTTGTCGACTACTTTGATAAAGTAAAAGAAAAGACCGCCGAGAGCCGAACAATGCTGGCCGTAAATGACGGTCGGCATATTGTGCTGGTGGACGATACGATCATGATCTCTGTTAATAATGCAGCCATCCTTGAGGAATTTGAAAATGAACTGGGAATCAGTTGAGACCGACACAGACTTCAAACTAATGCTCGCCAAAGAATTTATTGAATCAGATATTGTCCATGGACAATGGTTTGATGATGGCCGGCGTTGGTGCTGTATATGCCAGACCACAAGGTTCATGTGCGAACCAGTTGCCGAGGATGTTTGGGCTGATAAAACATGCCCAGAATGCACGGGCTTATGGCCGGAATTTGTGGAAATGGTGATAAACAATTTGATTGATGATGATGAATTTGATTCTACAATGACCCATATCACATTGAATTAAAAGATACAAATTGCTAAATACCCGCATGTCAAATGTATGGATATTGAGCAAAAAAACCACAGAAGAGTATGAAAACCAACGATTGGTTGACTCATTTGTCCAGCAAGGAATAGATCCTTTACTGGTGCATCCTGACATGCTCGATTTAATTGTTAACAAGCGGGATTTGGCAAATATATGGTTTGTAAATGAAGCGGCTAATTTACCAGATGCTGTTTTGGTTAGAACCGGCAGTGGTTCTAACTATTTTGCTCTTGCTGCTATGCGACAGCTGGAAAATTTAGGTATACCTGTTATTAACAGCAGCGTCAGCATAAATCGTGTCAAAGACAAGCTTGAAACCAGCCAATTACTGGCCAAACACGGCATACCAATACCCAAAACCATGTTGGTAAGGTGGCCCATTAATGAGCAGCTGGTTGATAACGAAATTGGTTGGCCGTGTGTGGTTAAGGTGATCACCGGCAGCCATGGCAAGGGTGTATATCTGTGTAAGGATCGCAGCAGCTTTGCCGAGCTAATGGAACTGATCAATAGTCTCAGCACCAACAAAAGCCTTATAATACAGGAATATATCGGACACAAGGTTGGAACTGATTTACGGGTTTGGGTAGTTGGCGGTAAGGTAATTGGTGCCATGCAGAGAACATCTGCCAACGATTTCAGGGCAAATATATCAAATGGCGGAACAGGTGAACCTTATGATATCACACCTGAAATTGAATTCATTGCCAGGGAAACAGCACGCATATTGGATCTTGACATAGCGGGGGTTGATTTGCTTTTTGACACCGATGGATTCAAGGTATGTGAGGCCAACAGCGCACCAGGTTTTGCGGGCTTTGAAAAATACTGCAATCAAGACATGGCCAATGCGATAGTTGATTATATTCGATTCCGCATTTCGTAAAAATTTGGTTGACGTTGCGCTTGTTTATGCTATTATGCGTTGGTAAACGAGGAGCATATCATGTTGTCAGTTCCTGCAACCGTGGAAAACGCCCGAAAGATCAAACGCTTGGCTGTCAAACATGGTCTCAACATTGATGCTGGTATTGCGGACATACTTGACAGCATTCCTCCGGTAACAACCATTCCCGGGTTTGCCTTTACCCTCAAGGACTTCCAGAGCGAGGGTGTCGCCTGGCTTGAAAAGCAGGACGGTTGCGGTTTGCTGGCAGATGAACCTGGCACCGGTAAAACCGTGCAGGTAATGGCCTATATCCACAAATGCAACATGATTCCGGCCCTTATTGTGGTGCCAAATACCCTAAAACTAAACTGGCGAAATGAAATCATTGCCATGACTGGGCAACGATATCAGATCAATATCGTTGGTAAAAATTACAGCAAACGCCAGATCTCCAGACGGGCCATTCGCAATCCCAATGTGATTTACAGCAAAAATCCAACGCCTGGGTGTGATATCTACATCGTAAACTATGATGTCCTGGGCGCAAATTGCGAAGAAATTGAATCACTTAATATTAAGTTTATGGCCGTGGACGAAAGCCATAAGATCAAAAATCCGGAGGCCAAACGTACGCAGGCCATGCAGCGACTGGCAGTAGGAGCCTACGATGTTAAACTTAAAGGTGGTAAGAGAGAGCGCAAAACATTTGGAAGAGGCATTGGCCGTGTTGTCCTCATGAGCGGCACACCTCTGGTAAATCGCCCCAAGGAACTTTGGACATCTGTGCAGACCGTGGCTCCTTGGGTACCTGAATTCAGTACCTGGATGCGATTTGGCTTCCGTTATTGCAACCCACGTAAAACATTTGCTGGTTGGGATTTCTCGGGTGCTAGCAATACAAGTGAACTGAACGCATTGTTGAACAAGCACGCCATGTTGCGTCGTATCAAGGCAGACGTGCTAAAGGATCTGCCTCCCAAGGTATATCGGACGTTGCCCTTGGAATTTGATCGTCGCGAATACGACAAGGTTGAAGCTGCGTTCAATGGTGTGAACTGGCAGGCCGGTATGGAGGCCATCGTGCGGATGGGAGGCAACGTTGCCAAAAGCAACGATGCGATCGTGGCCATTCAAAAGTTGCGGGAGATTGCTGCCTATGCAAAGCTCGAATCCGCAGTTGAATGGATCAAGGATTATACCAACGAAGGCGAAAAACTGGTTGTGTTTGCCCACAATCGACATGTAATTGACACCATCAAATCTGAGCTTGAAAAGGATCCCGACTATCAAGGAGCCGTCGGTGCTATTTACGGCGGTGTATCAGATGAAGCTCGTGCCGATGCAGTGTTAGACTTCCAAAATGATCCTAAGGTACGAATCATCATAATTGGCATC